TTTTACCTTTAACAGTTTCCATAAGTTTGTTTACATCAATAATACCTTCCTTATTAGCGTTAATAATACACTCATTAAGACTCATACTACACAATCCTTTAATCTAGTTATTATTGCCTGGTCGTTTTCTATATCGTTCAACACTTGTCTTGCTGATACAATTTCAGGCACTACTTCATCGTTTTCTAATTTAGTTCCAATAGCAAATTCTGCATCTTTAAATTCATCTATAATTTTTTGTTCAGGTGATAATTCTACAGTTTTTTCTACTGGTATTTTTGCTTCTAATTTTTTTATTTCTTCAATTTTTCTTGGTATTTCTTTTTCTAAAAATTCATATCTTTTTGCTCTTTTTCCAAAAACACTTCTAAATGGTGTTTTTTGTAACTCTCTTAACTCTAAAATTAATTCTTCAGTTTCAGCTTTTTTTGTATTAATTTGATCTACAAGATCTAATCTTTCTTGTACTTCTCTAGTTATTGGTGTTGCAGCTGCTTCGGCTTCCATCTCAGCTTCCATCCGAGCAAATTTTTCGTTTATATCTTCTAAGCCAAAACCTTTTTGTTCTGTTTCTCTTTTTCCCTCTCCTTGAACTTTTGTTCTAGTCTGTTTGCTAGACTTTTCTCCGAGAGAAATCCCACCCTGATTTTCGATGAGTATGGGTTGTTGTCCTTCTTTGACAAAGTTGTCGATTTTTTTGTAGCCATCTGCTAAATTACTCTCCTTTACTTGTTTATATACTAGGTTAGGTTTATCAGCAACATCTAGTAAATATGCATGATTTATTAATCTGCCAGTTTCTAAATATCGCACAAATGCTCGTCTATACGACTCATCACCAGGTATATCTATATTGTGTAGATATACTTTATAACCTTGTTGTTTAAATAATGATATTTTTTTTGCAAGAGATGCAAAATCTGCACCTACTACTGGATATACCATATTATACCCTTTTTCAGCTGATCTAACAGCTAAATCTGCAATAACATCTGCACTTTCCTCATGTATAACACCAGCTCCTAAACCATTTTCATATTCTGGAAAAAACTTTTTTGCTTCATCAGGATCTATTAATACAGCTCTTAATTTTTTTATAAGTGGTATTGCTTCAATTGATGATTTACCACTACCAGGTTTGCCCATGACAAAAACAATTTCACGATTTGCTTTTGGCTTTCCTCTAAAAACTTGATCTTTTGCAAGTTGATGTCCATTTCTTGCTTCTAATGAATTGGCAATAGCCTGGCGAATAGCAACCCTTTCAGGCTCATTCATTATACTTTCAGTAGTATCTAATTTATTAAGTGCTAATTGATCTGCTTCGT